GTTGCACACTAGGCGGAATGTAATCTACAAAGGCCGTTGAATCTTTTGCGAGATCAACCATGCCATAATTCGCTATAAATTTCTCATTCGTCGCCTCAGTTGCTTGAAAGTCATTTAAGACCGTTACATCTAAGAATGCCATTATTTAAATTATACATTTTTTTAGGCTGGAATCTTTTCCAGTATTTTCTTATTATATTCAGCGAATTTTTCAGAATATTTAACATCAAATTGCTGAATTTTTAGAACTCCTGTGATATAGTCTTTTATAGCTTTCTGTCGTTCTTGTGCATTTGCATTTTCTGGAACATCAAAATCAAGGCCATCAATTTTAACTGGGAGTTTTAGTTTAACGCCTGGCCCAGTCTGCTGTCTGCCTTTTACTAATTCCTGAATTATTGCATTTTCTTTTACCAATTGAGATAGTTCAACTGTTTTATATTCATTCTCACGATCGATTGCAATTGCCTTTCGATCTTCACCGAGATGAATTTTATATTTTTTTAGCGTGCCACTTACAAAATCATTCCATTTTGCTTTAGCTTCATATTCGTTTATGTTATCCGCGAATTTTGGCTTCACATTTCCAAATGCTACTTGTTTTTTAGTCTCAATTAAATCGTTATTAGCAGTTTCGTAAAGATTTTTATAGTCACCCTTTACTAGTTCCGAATGATCTGCCTCTACTTTTTTAAGTCTATCAACTTCGTTTTTGGATTCGATCAATTCCAACTTAATTGCTTGATCCCCGGGTTCTGCTTTTAGCTTTTCTTCAAGCTCTTTTTCTTTCCTCTCTAAAGATGCCTTTGTTCCGCTAAAATAGCCGTCTGTACTTAAGAGTAAGTAGTCAGATATTTTAGTTCCGTTTTCGTGCTTAATTCCTGTTAGTTCTTCAAGTTTTTTAGTTGCCCCGTGTAAAATCTTTTCTGCATTTTCGTTGGCCGCTTCACTTGCTTTTGTGTCCGCTTCCTTTTTTACGTCGGCAATATATCCATCACCAACCTTGTTAATTACCTCAACCTGTCCTTCGGTTAATTTGTTTTCTTTAATAAAATCTTCTGTAATAAAATCCATAGTCTTTTATGATTCTGTTTAATTATACTAAACTGACCCCGACTGAATACGTAATTGAATCTGCGTCCGCATGGGTCATTAAAATTCTAAATTTTGATGGTAAAATATCATTTGCTACTAAATTCGCGGCAGGGATTAGTCCTGGATAAACTTTTAATATAGTCGTTCCGATGCCTGTTATGGCAGACCCAGTCAATAAAGTATAGTATTTTCCACTTACCGTGTCCCTGCCCTGAATTGTCGGCACCACTGAAGGGGTGTCAGTTATTGAAGTTGCGTCAATTATTACATGGCACCCTTTATGTTGTGAATTAGTTAAATCAGCACTATTTGTTACTGACCTTGCTTCTGATTCTCTTGCTTTTACGTTATAATTATTGCCCATAATTATTTTTTAAATTCAGGATCGATTTCTTTTATCTTCTCAATCAATTTATCATCGGTGGTTCTACCATCAAACTTAATGCCTGATTCTGCTGCTTTTGCCTCTAATGATTTTCTATCTTCTGATTTTTTATCAGAATCCTTAGTGCCATCCTTCGCATCAATTCTATCTAATAATGCTTCGTATTTTTTCTCAAGGGCATCATATTTTTTATCCGGAATTTCTTTCTTATATCCAGGGGCCAGCTCCTCCAGTATTTTATCGACTCGTTTTTGAGCTAAAACTATCTCTTTAGCTCCCAATGCCGTACATTCTCCTCCTGGATTTCTTTCTAAGACTTTTTCAATTTTAGGCGGCGTATCTTTGACGTAGCCAGAAACAGGAAGGTATGCAATGAATTTATTAAATGAATCTTCCCCGGTGAGCTTAATCACCCTGTCTCCTATCTTTGAAGTATGGTCACTTCCGATTGACTCAACTTTTCTAACCCTTAAGTGGTATATTTTAAGTGACATTTTCTTTTATAATTAAAATGATTAATTTATTTATCGCTTCTAATTTTTGCTCATTAGTCCCATCCGATTCCTTCCAGAATATTACAATATTACCATGTCTTTCCTCGAATAGGCCTATCCAATAATTAAACTGAAGCTGATATGGTAAATTTACATCCGTCACAGACTGGGTATCTCTTGCTATCTCAAAATCCTTATCTGAGCAATAAGGGATTAAATCATATAGTATTTTATTTCTAAATGACTGATCTATATTATTCTTGTGTCGATTTTGATTTATTCTGACTATGATATTTTTGCGCTCTAAAGTATTTGGCGCACTTTGTAAGTCTTCAAAAAGCTGCGTCTGGCTTTCTAGGAAGAAGTCTGTTCCGTAATGGATGAATACTTCATTTACTTTATCAGGGCCATATTTTAGCCCTAACATATTAGTGTCGCTTTTTGTTCTTATTCTGTTAAATGATTCCGCAAGTGATGTAAGGACATTATTCAATACCGATAGTGACTTTTCAATTTGGAATTTATTTTTGCTTTCTTCGTCACCCTCAACAACATCGCCTATTATCGTTGATTTAATTGACTTTTCAATTTCCTTAATCCGCGTAGAAAGATAATCTAGCGGCTCAATTGGCATATGGTGAAAAGCAATCCAATTGGTCACTACATCCATATTAATAAGCCCGTCGTTATTTCTTATGTCTTGTGGGTTTATTAGGTGAATTGTTCCTGGCTGAAGATCCCCAGTCCCCTTTCCTTCGTTTTGACTATGCACTTGAGCCTGTTGCGACCCCATCATAAAGTCAGAGCTTGGCTCTAATTCCGATCCTTTTTTATCGTCGCTGGCGTCGGCGTCGGCGTCGGTATCAATCCTAGATATTGTAGGAATAGGCCCGTTTGGCTCGGTCATTCGCTGTATTGTTTTCAGGAATACATATTCCTCTAGGTCGGGGCGAACATATGTGTATATTGATTCTCGCACAATTGAGCTGCCCTTGAACTTTCCTGGGGAAATAAAATTTGCAGGCGTCCGCCCTAAATCATGTGGTATTTCTTCGCCTACAAGATTATGATCCTCATCGAAGAATGCATATATTTTATTATCAATAAATAGAGACCCGTCTATTAATTTTTCGCCTCTGAATATTGATGCCTTAAAGGCTATTTTCTCAATTCCTGATTCAGAAGGTATTATTGATAAAACGTCTTTAATATCAACAAAAAAACGCTTCGGCATATTCTGGATAACAGGATCGAGATCCTCAATTAATATTGAATTATGGCGATAAAGAGTTTGGTTAAATATATCCTCGTTGAATTTCTTTATTTGAAGATCATCTTTAAAGTCTGATAATTCTTTTCCTATTACATCATATTTAAAGTCAGAATCCTCAGCATTGAAAACACGCCTTAGTTGCGGCTCTATGTTGTTGTGTATTAATTTTGCTGAAGGAAGTGGAAATCTAAGGTATCGGGCAAATGTTAAGGAGTTTTCGGCTTTAAAAATTAATTTGACCCAGTTTAAAAAATAATCGTTTGTTTGATATTTCCGTTCCGCCCACTCTTGTAAGTATGTATTATCTAATCTATCTTCTTGTAGTTGTGATTCTGTAAAATAGCTTAGTTGAGCCTCTTGCGTTGCTGCTTTTTGTATTTCGGACTTATTAAACCCTCGCTTTATGAAATGCTTGCTCAACTTTCACAATACAAAAATTAGATGTAGTCTTTTACATTCTTATTTATGCAAATATAGAAATAATTTGTTAATTCCTAATTATTAAATAAAAAAATCTCTCGATTAAAAGGGCTTGCTTTGTTGTATGGCTTTATAACAGATCAATGCATTTATGCAACTCTTTATTCCACTTGGCATCAGCCAAAGCATTGTGCTCATTGGACTGTTGTGGGTAGTCTGGGTGGTCACTCAATTCATCAAGAAAGACACCACTGTGTTTGATTGCTTGCTCTTTGGAGTTTTCATAATAAGATTTCTTCTTTTCATCGTACACATCATCTGAGGTCTGCTTTAAATCCCGGCAATACTTAGGAAACCCTTTTGGAAGATCAATCATCTTTCCAAATAACCAACAGAAGACCACCCAATCGTAATCTGCATAGTAGGCGTAGAATTGAATATTATCATCTTTTACCATTGTTGGAATTCCATGATTTACCGGATGCTTATACCCTGAGCAAAAATCAATAACCTCTTTAGCTATCTGAGTATTGGACTTACCATACTTTTTTAGAAGTCGCTTTAGGCTTCTATATGAAAAGAAATCTTTACACGGA